AGAATATTCTTCCCAAGAATCTCTTCCAAGAGAAGTTCAACAGGCAAAATAGAGGGTATTAAACCACTGGAGGATGAATGTTAAAAGTACATAGTTACGCAATATCTTTTAAAGAATTTCCAAACGAGATAGCCTTATGTTTAAATATTAGCTGCTGTCCAAATCGTTGTAAAGGATGTTCAACTCCAGAGCTTTGGGCTGATACTGGTGAGGAATTATCTTCATCTTATTTAGATTCGTTATTAGAACATTTTAAAGACTACAATTTAACAGTAGTAGGGTTAATGGGAGGGGATAATGACTTATTAGCTGTCAAAGAAGTTGCCAAGTATATCAAAGATAACTATAATTTAAAAGTAGGTTTTTATAGTGGATTAGATTATTTAGATATTGATTTATTTTCTTATTTAGATTATTATAAATATGGAAGATATATAATGCCGCAAGGGGAGGAAAAGGAATGGTATAAGAGAAGCTGCGGTTCAATAATATTTCCATGGTCAAACCAAAGGATTTTAAAAATAGAAGGTGAGAAATTAATCGATATAACCGAAGAATTGCGTAAAGAACCTTTGAATAATCTTTCAAGTAAGATTATAGAAACTTAAAAAGACTAATGTATAACTAAGGGAATGAAGGAAAAAACATAAAATTAAAAAAAGTTTTAAAAAAAGTATCTTTTGGTATTGATTTTTGTTTTGAAGTATATTATAATAATAGTATAGAAAAAAAATAAACATTTGGGAGGATGTTACAATGTTAAAAGAAATTAAAAAATCATTTTTAAAGCAAGCATTATTTTTAGGAGACGATATCGTCAATCAAAGCGCAACATTTTTAGCTGATAATTATTTAGACGAGACAGACAGGTTTAAAAAAGAATCTTATTTCGCAGCGTTAATGATTAAATACTGGGGATCTATTTCAATTAATTATCAAAAGTCTAAAGCTAGTGGGTTCAAAGTAGAAGATTGTTATGACTGGTTAACTCATGCTGTTTTATACGTACTTCAAAATAAAGTATGGAGAAATAAAAACCACAAATTATACGGCGATCCAAAAGCTGTGGATAAGGCTATATCAATGGCAATAACAGGATCAAGAGATATTGCATATGATAGGAGTAATAAAGCAGTTAGGAAAGTTAATTATGGAGCTATGAGTTTAGAAGAAAGGCAAGAGGAAGTAGGTGAGAATTCTTATTTATTTGAAAGTGATCATAGCTATGCAAAAGTACACACAAAAGAATTAGAGTTAGCTTCTTTATTAGAATATTACTGCAAGAAAGGTAATGAATTATGGGCAATAGTAGTTAAAGCAATTTGTACTGAAGAATGTTTTACAAGCGCTAAGACAGGTTCTAATTTTAAAATAAGTAAAGTAGTTAATGCGTTATTAGCTTTTAAAGAGGAAGATAAAGAAGAATGGGTAATCAAATATAAAGCTAATGAAGATAAGATGAGAGAAATATTTGAATTTTTTAAAGCAGCTACGTCATTTAAAGTTAAAAAATTAGTTGAAAAATGTATAAGTTTATTAGCGAAAGATAAAGCATTATTAGAATATTTGGCGGTATAAGAATGTTTACAAACGTATTTGATAGCGGAAATTCATTAATAATAAACTGTAAGTCTGTCGAACTTTTCGGACTTAATGCAGCAGCCTTCTTAACGGAGGCTATTGCAATACAACGTAAAGCGACAGAAAAGGGTAAATTAGTAGAAGATAGGTTTACAGAATTGAATAGAAAATATATAACCTCTAGAACTTCTCTTTCAATAGAAGATCAATTAGTATGCGAATTGACTTTAAATTCAGTAGGTATAGTTGAAAAACATCCTGATAAGGTTAATTGCATTTATGTTGATTTGGAGAGGTATATAGAAATATTATCAAATGAAGAGGCTGAAGCTCGAGAAAAAGTTAAAAGAAGAGCTCAAATATTAAGTACAATGAATGTAAGTAAACCAGCTCAATTATCAATAATAGAAGCGTTGAAAAAAAGTTTAGATAACGAACCCTGTAGGGAATTAGGAGAGGCGATGAAAGATTGGATAGACGGGGTTTACGCTTCACCTAAAGGTTTTTTATCACTGCCAGCAGTTAAATTATTTAAAGAAACATTGTATGAATATATAAGAGAGGATATTCAGAAAGGGTTGGACATAGTTCAACTAGCCACCATACAGGGGTATATGGATTGTAATTGGGCTATAAATCAATATGAGCAGGAAATGCATATCCGAAAAAGTACCCGAAAAGGCAATAAACTAAGGACAACCCCTCAAAGCACTTCTAGAAAAGAAGATTTAAGTGATACAAGCTATTAATATGGATAAAGAGAGATTACCTGAAAATTCAAGATGCGTATTTTACGAAGGGTGTAATCATATAGATTGCGATACTTTTTGTATGAAACGTTGGAAGACAGCTTATTATTTTAAAGCTGGTTTCATATCTCACGAGATGTCGAAAAAATTTCCATTATATTTAGATAAAGATTTAATAGATGAACAAGCTTTTATAACTTTAAAAAATATTGAAGATAATATAACTCAGTTCGTAGCAACCGGTGGTAATTTATATATTCATTCAGCAAATGCGGGCAATGGTAAAACTTCATGGGCTTTAAGGTTAGCTAGAGCTTACATAGATAAAGAATGGTCTAATAAAGAATTAAGGCCTATAGTTATGTTTATAAGTATTCCCAGGTTTATAATGGAGATTAAAGTTAATATAGATAAGAAAAGTGATTATATAGAAACTTTGATGGATAATATTACTAAAAGCGATCTTATAATTTGGGATGATATAGCTTTTAAAAGCGCGACTGAGTTTGAAGCTAGTAATTTATTAAGGCTGATAGATGATAGGTTACAAGCAAATAAAGCTAATATTTACACTTCAAACGTAACAGGGGAAGAATTTCACGAACTCTCTGGAGATAGGTTGTATAGTAGGGTATATAACAGTTCTACCATAATAGAATTCAAAGGTAAAGATAAAAGAGGAATAAAGGAGAGTTACGAAATTGATTGAATTACAAGTACTTAATTATATACTTTCCACAAAAGATATAAACACTTTTAATATTAATAGGATAGGCAGAGAGTATTTTCCCTCTTATAACAAAGAATGGGTATATATAGAGAATCATTACAATACTTACGGCAATGTTCCAGATGTAGAGACTTTTTTAAGCGTATTTGAAGATTTTAATTTAGTCGAAGTTGCTGAAACTCCTACTTATTTGATAAACGAGCTGGTTAATCAATATAAAGTTAAGGAGATGGCTAATGCTTTTAACAAAGTAAGGGAGAAACTATTAGCGGGAGAGGATACCAAAGCTTTTGAAATATTTAATCAATTATCCGAAAAACTAGATAGGGAAAGGGTTATTCAAAGCGTAGATTTAATAAAAGATGATTCAAGGTTAAAAGATTATATAGATCGAGTTGAAAATTTTACTAAATATATGATTTCAACAGGATTTCCAGAATTAGATAGCATTTTAGGCGGGTGGGATGTTGAAGATGATTTAGTAACAGTTGTAGCCAGACCCGGTAAAGGTAAATCATGGTTATTGCTTAAATTTGCAGTAGCTGCAGCTCAACAAGGTTTACGAGTAGGTTTTTATAGTGGGGAGATGACTGAACGTAAAATAGGTTATAGAATGGATACACTAATAGGAGGAATTTCAAGTAATCAACTAATAAGGGGAAATAAAACAGTCGCTGATAATTATGTTGATTATATGAGACAATTACCTGAAAAAGTAAAAGGTTCTCTTAATGTATTAACACCTTTAAAAATAGGAGGGTTAGCAGGGGTAAAAGCGTTAGAAGCTTTTATCAAACGAGAAGAGCTTGATATATTATTTGTTGATCAACATTCATTATTAGAAGACGATAAAAGAGGAAGAAGCGCTGTAGAGAGAGCTGCAAATATTAGTAGGGATTTGAAGCATCTTCAAACATTAGTTAGAATTCCTATTATAAGTGCTTCCCAGCAGAATAGGGAATCAGTACAAGAGGGAGTAGGTACAGAACATATAGCACAAAGCGATAGGATAGGTCAAGATAGTACTGTAGTAATATTCATAGAAAGAGATAAAAATGATTCTAGTATTATGACACTGCATTTAATTAAAACGAGAGATACAGAATGTGGCAAGAAAGTTTCTTATAAGGTAGATTTCAATAAAGGATCTTTTATCTATATACCTGAAGGGACCATAGAAAATCATGAAGGCGAGGTTGTCATTGAAAACCTAAATCAAGCGGAAAGGTACACACGGGAGGTCTTTTAATGTCTAATCTACGTATAGGTCAAAATATAATTTCGAACGATATAGAAAATATATTGAGGACAGTTAAAGCATCCTTAAGGAATGGTAAATTAGCTTATTTTAGAAGAAGAGGGCAAGATATTTTAGTCACATGTCCTTTTCACAAAGAAGGGTTAGAGAAAAATCCTAGTTGTAGAATTTACGTAGGTGAGGATACAGAAGATATAAAATGGGGGACTTTTAATTGCTTCAGTTGTGGAGCTAAGGGACATTTTACTGCTTTCATAGCTGCTTGTTTTGATAAGAGTCCTATACAGGCTGAGATTTGGCTAAAAGAGCATTTTACAGAAGATATTGATGATACACGAAAGATAGCGTTAGAAGACCCTATAATTTTAAAGAAAGATACTGTTAAGTATTATAGCGAGGATATACTAGAAAACTTTGAAGATTGGCATCCTTATTTGCATAAAAGAGGTTTAACGAGGGAAGTCTGTAAGAAATTTGATGTTAAATACGATCCAAAAACTAAAACAGTAGTATTTCCAGTTAGGGATAAATTAGGGGCTATTAAGCTTTTAACTAGGAGAAGCATTGAAGGTAAGTTTTTTAACATAGAAGAAGTAGATTATAAAGGAATATTTTTACTTTATAATGTATTACAGGATAGGAGTAGAGAAGTTTATATAACAGAAAGTCAGATAGACGCTTTAACATTACAACAATGGGGGTATCCTGCAGTAGCGTTGTTAGGAACAGGTTCGAAAGAAAATTATGAAGAGTTAAATAACACTAATATTTTATGTTTTAATTTATGCTTTGACGGCGATGATGCTGGTATGAAAGGTATTAAGAGATTTATGGATAATGTGAAAGGATTAAAAAATATTATTAGAATACCTCAGGGAAAAGATGTTAACGATTTAACAAAAGAACAGTTTGATAAATTAGTGAAAGATAAGATAGAAGTTGTTATGAATTTTTAAATAACACTGTATGATAGATATGACTAAATAAGCCATAAAAGAAACTCGAAAAAAATAAAATATAAAGGAGGCAATAAGATGGCAAGAATAAGTTATGAACAATTTATAAAAGAAGAACAAAAGCAACAACTTAGAGGGAAAGCAGGTATGGGCTATTTAGCTATACAGCCTGGTGATTCAGCTATAGTTAGGTTTAATATCTCCGATCCAGCAGATCTAGATATTAGAAGAAGGCATTCCATAAAGGTAGGTAACCGTTATGTAGGAGTAGGGTGTAATAAGACATCTTTCAGTGATACTACACCTTGCGTATTATGTGAACATGAACTAAGACCTACATATAGGGTATATATTCCAGTACTGCAATATACTATGGAAGAAGGTAAGGTTGTAATAAAGCCGGCTATTTGGGATCAGCCAGCATCGATGGCGCAAACTATTGTAACGTATCTACAAGACTATGGTGATTTGAGAAACGTCATAATGAAAATAGTAAGGCAAGGAACAAAGGTAGATACAACATATACAATACTTCCAGCAAATGAAAAAATATATAAGCCTGAAATTTATAAAGCAGATTTTAGTAAATTTGATAATTATACATTACCAGGATGGATGCTAAGGAAATTAACAGATGAGCAAATGCTGAATTACTGTTTGTACGGTACATTCGAAGCAGATACAGCAGATGACAATATGGGCGTTCAAGATGAAAACAAGGCGGTTTTTAACAATGCATCGATACCTCCCAAAGAAGATACAAAAATTATATCAAGTCCAGTAGCCCAGCCTGAGGCTCCTACAAGTCAAGAGCGCCCATTGTCTAATAAACTTGAAAAAAAATCTGATCCACTGCCTTGGGAAGAGTCAGCTCCAGTACAACCTAAGGTAAAAGAAACTTCTCAACCAGTTCAAGGACCAGGTCCAGTAAGGTATAAGTTTTAAAATGTTTAGAGAGATAGTGAAAGCTTTAGAACAGTTTTTCAATAGCAAATGTAAGGTATTAAATATAGGTATTAAATATATTGAAGTACCTTACAAACTCTTACAAGAAGCTGATAAAGCCGGGGTCTATAATAATACTATTAAACATAGTTTTTATTTTAAACAAAGTTGTGATAATAAAGAATTTCAAAAGGATTTAATTCAAATTATTATTGAGAAGTTTAACAACTTTTTTGAAGAGATGATGAAAGGTAATAAATGTTAGAAAATTTATGGGGAGAAGAGTTTAAGATAGAACCTAAAGCTCCTAAGATTAAAAAAATCTTAGGGAAAGCAAATAAAAAAGGTGTTCAAATCACCCAACCTATTAAAAAAATAACTTCAAGAGAAATCCCATTCAGTGAAAAAATAGCTTTGATAGAGCAAGAAATTGATAGGATCTTAGGTAAAGAAAAAACCAATATAGAGGTAATAAGAGATAAATCAAGACTAGGCGAGTATGTTAATTATTGTATCTCTAATGGAATAGTTGCTATAGATACAGAAACAAATAATTCTTTAGATCCTATAACTGCGAAAATAATAGGATTATGTTTATATAGCGACGGTTTAAAGCAAGCTTATATTCCTATCAACCATTTGACAGAAGAAGGGGAGAGAGTTGAAAATCAATTAACGGAAGAAGATATCAGACCTTTTCTTCAACAATTTGTTGATAACAATACCAAAACAATTTTTCATAATGCTAAGTTTGATTATGCTATTATCAAAGAGACTTGTGATATAGCGATGCCTATATACTGGGATACTATTATAGGTGTTAGCTTATTAGATGAAACGGAAAAAAGAACGGGATTAAAAGATCAATATAAAATGCATATTGATCCCGAAGCTGAAAAATATTCTGTAGACAGTCTATTTGAAAATATAGAATACGCTAAAGTACCTATAGATTTATTTGCTATATATGCAGCTACAGATTCTAAATTAACTTTAGAACTATTTTACCATCAATATGAAGAATTAAGTAAAGATGAAAATAAGAGTATTTTAAGGGTAGCCCATGAAGTAGAAATGCCATTAACAGCAGTTATAGCAGAGATGCAATTAAATGGTATAGAGTTTGACAAGGAATATAGTGATTTACTAATAGAAAAATATACAAAAGAATTAGCAGATATAGAGAAAGAAGTATATGCTGAAATAGATAAGCATAGAGATAAGATAAATGCTTGGAAACTAACTCCTGAAGCTAATAAGAATCAAGATACTAAGAAAGGAAAAGGTATGGGAAAGAGTAAAGCAGAGCAATTAGCGGATCCTATACTTTTATCCTCTCCTACACAATTAGCCATTTTACTATACGACATTTTGGAATATCGTGTAATAGATAGGCGAAACCCTAGAGGTACTGGAGAAAATATATTAGAAGCTTTAGGGACACCTTTAACAAAAGCAATCATAAAATTAAGAGCTGCTGAGAAATTAGTAACTTCATTTTTAAAACCGTTACCTACATTTGTACACCCAGTCACTGGAAGGGTGCATTGTAATTTTAATCAATATGGAGCGGTAACGGGAAGGTTTAGTTCATCCGAACCTAATTTGCAACAGATTCCTAGAAAGAATACAGAGATTAGGATGATGTTTAAAGCTACAGATGAGTTTAAAATAATAGAAGCTGTTAATGGGGTTTATACATTACCTGAATATAGCAAGATAGAAAGCGAGAACGGTAGTAAATTCATTGGGGAAGAGTTTTCTTATATAAGTACTACGATTGGAGAATTACGTAAGGTAAAACAAAAAATACAAAATCAAGGAGAATTTGAAATCGAACTGATGGATGCTGAAGGAGAAGGTATTGAGATAAATATTCCATATGTTTTAATAGGATCCGACTTTTCACAGCAAGAGCCTCGACTTTTAAGCATTTATTCGCAGGATGAGACTATGTTAGGAGCTTACAAGAATGGAAAAGATTTATACGGATTAGTAGCTTCTAGTATTTACCATTTACCATATGAAGAATGTTTAGAGAGAGATAGGAATGGAAATTATAGTGTAGATGGTGCTAAGAGGAGAGATTCTGTCAAGAGCGTTCTTTTAGGTATAATGTATGGAAGGCAAGTTAAATCAATAGCTGAGGGAATGAACTGTACACCAGCAGAAGCTAAAGGAATAATTGATATGTTTTATGCTTCTTACCCAGTAGTTAAAAAGTGGATGGAGCAGACGTATGAATCTGCCAGAGCTTTAGGGTATGTAGAAGATTTTTGGGGTAGGAGAAGAAGGTTACCTGATATGCAATTAGAGAATTTTAGTGTTAGATGTAATGAAAAGACAGCTAAAAAATATTTCAATCCATTTTTAAATTGTAGTAATACTGAAGAAAATAGGTTAGTATCAACATATAAAAATAAATTAAATGCAGCAACCACTTATAGAGCTATAGAAGCTTTGAAACAAGAAGCACAGAAAGATGGGTTAATAGTGAGAGATAATCGATTTGATATAGCAGAGGCAGAGAGGAAAAGTGTAAATGCTAGAATTCAAGGCGGTGCTGCAACTATGACAAAGATAGCTCTGATAAGATTATTTAATAACGAGAAACTTAAGCAACTTAAATTTAGAACATTGATAACAATACACGATGAAATAATAGGAGAGGCTCCAGCGTATTATGCGGAAGAAGCTGCAGCTGAACTTAGTAAGGTAATGAGTACTTCAGCAGATAGTATTACAGATATGGTCTTTAAATGCGATGCGGATATTTCAACTTGCTGGTACCTAAATGAATATCAATCGCAAGTAAAAAAGGAATACGAGGCTAAGGTAGCTCGTGGAAAAGATCCATTAAACGCTTTTAATGAATTATGTGAAGAAAGACCTGAAAGTACAAGAGAGCAAATGATAGAGACATTAGAAGAGCTTTTAATTAAAAATAATATTGAGGTTGCAAAATTATAATGTATTATAGATACAACGCAGTTCACGCTTGAATATCCTGCGTTTAATAAATTAAAACTTGAAAGAGGAGTTTTTAATCTCCTTGAATAGAGTAAATAAGAAAAAAGGAGATAAAGAAGATGATTTCAAAATTAAGAGAATTTTTAAAAAGAGAGTTTAACATTTACAAAGATTTACTAAGAAACATTCCAGGTCTTGTTACTGGATTGTTTTTAGTTACAGTAGTAGCTATGAATTTATTAGCTAATAAAACAATAGTTAATACAAAATATGTAGCATTAGATGGAGGCTTTACTATTTCATGGATAAGCTTTTTACTAATGGATATGGTTACTAAAAGATTTGGCCCAAGAGCTGGAACGAGATTAAGTATAGTAGCAACAATTACTAACTTAGGAGCAGCTTTTGTATTTTGGGTAGTAAGTAAAATAGGTACTTATGAAGGCTTCGATATTATATTTGGAGGAGTATGGTTCATATTGTTAAGCAGTACAATTGCATTTATAGTATCTGCTATAGTAAACAATTTCTTAAATCATGCTATAGGAAAAATGTTTAAGAAGAACCCAGATGGGAGGATAGCTTATGGATTTAGATCAATAGGTTCGACTGTTATAGCTCAATTTATTGATAACCTAATATTCGCAGTATTGACCTTTATGGTATTTGCACCTATATTCTGGGATGGATTTTCATGGACATTTATTCAATGTTTAGGGGCGTCATTCTTTGGAGCTTTAGCTGAGATAATAGGTCAAGTAATATTTACACCTATAGGTTTTAGAGTAGTAAAGAAATGGGGTAAGGACGAGGTAGGAAAAGACTTTTTAGAAAAGTATGAGTCTTCATACCTTTAATGTATAATAAGTATCAAGCGTGAATAGAATATAAAGGAAAATTATAACGAAGCAATTCGTAGAGAATTTAGAACTTAATAAAGAGACATTGCAATTCGAAGAAGATATCATGATCTACTTACAAAAAGAATGTAAGGGAGTATTTGTGGAAGGGGATAATTGATTTATCCTCCTTCACTAACTAAAGTGAGATGCAGATTAGATGGAATGCTTCATGCAGAGACAGTTATAGCTGCTAATTTGAAAGCTATTCGGAAAAAACTTAATTTAGAGAAAGCAGAAGATTTTAAAGCGGAAG